GAATGGCGCGCGATCAACGCGCGACTGCGCGAGGCGGACGTGGAACAGCGGTATCGCGACGCGCGGCTGGCCGACCGGCTGGAGCGGCGGCGGTGACGCGCGCGTGTCTGGTCCATGCGTGCGGCGCCCCGGTCGTGTCGCGTGGCCGATGCGCGAAGCATGGCCGCCAGGTCGACGCGGCGCGATCGGTTGGGACGGACCGGCAGGCCGGCGCGGCACTCTACCAGTCGCGGGAGTGGCGCGAACTTCGGGCGCTGGTGATCGGGCTGCACCCGTTTTGCATGTGCGGTGAGTGCGTCTCCGGCCGCCGGCGGTGGCCTTCCACGGTGGTCCATCATCGCGACGCGCACGGCGGCGATCCGCGGAAGTTCTTTGATGTGCGGAACCTCATCGCGCTGTCCAAGGGCTGTCACGATCGAATCACGGCGGGGGCCAGGGGCGGGTCATTCTCTGGGGATCGGCGAGTCGCCGGCGCCGCGCGTCCGTCGAGCTCGAACGGCCGACGGTTCGGGGTAGGGGGGTGGTGGGTGACAACCGGAGGACGAGATGGCGAACGCGGGGCGTGAGCGGGCGCCGCGGACGGCCGCGATTCGGCTGCGCTCGGGGCGGACGGGCCTCCGGCGGCGCGGGTTGACGGCGATTGATGCGCGGTCGGCGTTTGGGCGCCTGACGCGCGGCGGCCGGGTGGTATGCCTCTCGAAAGGGGCCGTCAGCTTCGCGGACGCGGTGCGGTATCTGCTCGAGACAGCCGGGCCGGCGGATGTGCTGCTCACAACCTGGGCGATCGGGGCGAAAGAGATCGCGGCGTTCCGGGATCTCCTGTCGAACGGGACGATCCGGTCGCTCCGGCTCTTGGTCGATGCGTCCTTTCCGAATCGACAACCGGCGTACACGGCGAAGCTGCGCGCGACATTCGGCGCGGACGCTATCCGGCTCGCGACATGTCACGCGAAGTTGGGGACGGTGATCAATGACCGCTGGGCCTTCGTGCTTCTGAGTTCGGCCAATGCTAATGCCAACAATCGCCTCGAGGTGTTCCAGGTCGAACACAACCGGCGGCTGGCAACGGCGATCAACCGGACCCTCGATCACTGGTTCCGGCCATCGGCCGGCGAGTCCTGGGACGTGTCGCGCGGTGAACATACGCGGCGGTTCGAAGCGTGGGGCGCGCCGGCCACACCGGCGGCGCCAAGCGCGGCGATCGGCGGGCCCGATGACGTGCACGTTGACGCGCCGCTCGAGGCGCCTACACGGCCGCTCCTGCCGGCGACGGCCGCCGATGCGCCGTACTTTTCTTCGGACCCTTGGGGCGTCGATCTGCGCCGCGCGGGGATTTCGTTTCTGAGGTGACAGCATGAAGCCAGGGCCGCCGAAGCAACCGACCGCGATCCGCCTCCTGAGAGGGAACCCGTCGAAGAAGGCGGTCACGACCGCTGAACCGAAGCCGCCGGCGGGCGTGCCGACGAAGCCGGCCGGGCTCCCGGTGGACGCGGGCGTGATCTGGGATTCGACGATCGCGCTCCTGGCGGACGTGCCCGGCTTGCTCACGGTGGCGGACGGCCCGACGGTGGAACTGTTCGCGCGGACGCTGGCGCGGTATCGCGCGCTCGAGGCCTTCACGGAGGCGAATGGTCCGGTCCTGTGTCTACGAGACGACAAGGGCGCGGTTCGCTTCGCGCAACCGTCGCCGCAGGCGTCGTTGTCGGCGAAGTTGCTCCCGCAAATCCGCGGCCTGGCGGCGGAGCTCGGGCTCAGTCCCTCCGCGCGGACCCGGATCAACCTGCCGGCGGCGCCGGTGGCGGATGAGCTCACGCGCTTTCTCGCGAAGGGGCGTCAATGATCGGCGTGTCCGACGCGGACGTGTCGCGGGCACAGGCGATCGCGGTCGCGGCCGGCTGGGATCCAGCGTGGATCCGGACACCGGGCGACGTGCGCGCGACGCTGGGCGGGTGCCGATTCGACCTGGCGCGGGCGGAGCGCGTCCGGGAGTTTATCCAGGGGTTCTGCCGGCACACGAAAGGGAAATGGATCGGCGAACGGTTCATGCTCTTGCCGTGGCAGTACGAGGACGTCATCGCGCCGATCTTCGGCTGGGTTCGGCCGGACGGGACACGGCGATTTCGACGCGCCTACGTGTCAACGGGGAAAAAGTCGGGCAAGTCGGCGCTTGCGTCTGCCATCGCGCTCTATTTGTTGATCGCCGACGATCAAGGCGCGCCGGAGATCTACCTGGCCGCCCGCGATCGCTGGCAGGCCTCCATCGTCTTCGAGAACTGCGCGCGGATGGTCCGGCAATCGCCGGCGCTCGCGCGCCAGGTGGGGATCATCGACTCGCGCAAGGTGATCACGTTCGCGGCGAACGGCGGAAAGCTCGAGGCGCTGTCGGCCGATGCGCCGAAGACGGAAGGGATCTCGATCTCCGGGTTGATCTTCGATGAGCTCCACGTCGCCGATCGGGCCTTGTATGAGGCGCTGCAGTATGGCGGCGCGGCGCGGGAGGCACCGCTCGCGCTCGCGATTACGACGGCCGGCGTCGCCGATGAAACGACGATCGGGTGGGAGCAGTACCAGTACGCGCGGCGCGTTCTTGATGGCACGATCGACGATGACAGCTACTTCGCGGCGGTCTGGGAAGTGCCGCTCGACGCGGACTGGACCGATCCGGCGGTGTGGCCGCTGGCGAATCCGTCGATCGGCGTGACGGTGACGGTCGACGAGTTGGCCGAACAATGCCGGGCGGCGCAAGCCTCGCCGCCGCAGCAATCGGTCTTCCGGCGCTATCGGTGCAATTCGTGGCAACAGCAGAGTGAGCGAGCAGTCGACCTTGCCGTGTGGGACCTGTCGGCGGGCCATTCGATCGCCGAAGACAGTTACGCCGGCGCGAAAGCCTTTGGCGGCCTGGACCTGGCGGCCACGTCCGACTTGAACGCGCTCGCCTGGCTGGTGCCGTGTCCGCACGATCCGGAGGCGGTTGACCTGATCTGTCGCGCGTGGGTGCCAGAGGGCGCCGTCGCGAAGGCGCGGGCGGGCCGGCTCTATGACCAGTGGATCGCCTCGGGTGTGTTGCGGACGATGCCGGGCGCGGTGGCGAATTACGGGTTCATCAAGCAGGCCATCCTCGAGGACGCGGGCCGATGGGTGGTCGATTCGATCGGCGTCGATCGGTTGTTTCAAGGACTCGAGCTCGCGTCGGATCTCGAAGATGAAGGCTTCACGGTGGCACCGGTGGGGATGGGCTATATGAGCATGGGGCCGCTCGTGCGCGAGTTCGAACGCCTCGTGACGGCGGGGCGCCTGCATCATGGCGGCCATCCCGTGCTCCGGTGGTGCGTCGACAATCTGGAGGTGAAGACGGACCCGGCCGGCAACCGGAAGCCGACGCGGGCGAGTGCGGATGTCAAGATCGACTTGGTTATTGCGGTGCTCCTGGCGATCGATCGCTGGGCGCGCCAGCACGCGGCGCCCGCGGTCGAGGCGAGCGTGTACTTGACGCGCGGCGTTCGGACACTCGGCCAGGTGTGGAGTGATGTGGATGCGTAACCGCGGCGTCGACGCGCGGGACGTGCTCGGCCTGGCCGGATTCGTGTCGCTTGAAACTGGGCTCGCGTTGTGGTCGGTGCCGGCGGCGTGGATCGTGGGCGGCGCGATCCTGCTGCTGGTGGCCGTGCTGCCGGACCTCCGGCGCCGCAGGGAGAGGGGGGTGTGATGGGACGATCGCCGGCTGACGCATGGGTGGGGGATGTGCTCGGGCGCGCTCGCGAGACGCGGGCGGCCGATGCGGCGGCGGCCGTCGCGACGGCGGCTGCAGAGGCGCGGGACGCGGCCACATTGGATCGGCTGTGGCCGGCCTGGTGGGCCGAGCTCGGGGCGGCGCTCGATCGCGTGGTCGTGGCGGCGGAGCGGGCCGCTGGTCGGCCCGTGTTTCGCCTGATAGGCGACGGCGACGCCCTGTGGACGCTCGCGCTGGCGCGGGATCGGGCCGGCTGGATCCGGCTCGCGTGGAACGCGAAGCCGCCGGCCGGCGTGCGCGTGACCTGGCGCGTGCCTGGGGGCGTGGAACGCGACGCCTGGCAGTGGGTGACGATCGATGGGTCGGCGCTCACGGTCGGCGGGGCCAGTGACCCGGCCGCGTTCGCGCGCGCGGCGGTTGAACCGTGGGTCGCGGCGGTCGCGACGGCCGCGCTGGGGTCCGTGTGAGCGGTCACGGGGCGGGCGCGTGCGGGGCCGGCAGTCCGCCGGCCCCGATGCTGGAGAGAGGGTGACGACATGATGAATGCGAAATCTGCGGCCGCCGACGTGCCGTCCATGTCGGGCCTGTGCGCGTGGGAACCGGAACATCGCACACGGGCGCTGGGGCTGGTGCAGCAA